AGATAGTCGTTCCAGGCTTCCTTTGTGCGCAGGTCGCTTTCGCCGTATTCCTTCCGCAGGGTCTCCCACTGCTCTTTCGCCTTGGCTTCTTTTTTCTGCTTCAGCTCCAGTTCGTCCTTCTGGTACTCAGTCTCCCGATCGATCTTGTCCAGCTTCGAGGCCGTGTTGCTGTTCTGGGCCGTCCAAAGGTTGTACTCCTTCTCCAGAGTGTCAAGGTCGGTGTCGTACCGCTTCGTGATGTCCTCAAACAGGCCGGTGTACTGGTCTGCCTGCAATTTCGCAAGGCTGGTCTTTTCACTCAGAAGGTCGGCATAGGCTTCCTTCGTTTCGGTCTTGTCCTTGCCCCAGCGCTTGTACATCTCGTCGTACTTCGCCTGCGCAATGGCTACCCGCTCGGTCTGGTTCGCAATTTCTGCCGCCGCGTTCTCCATCTTCTTCGCCAGCAGCGTGTCCTCGTCCGCACTATATTGGTTCTCGGTCTGCCACAGCTCGTACTCGCTGTCCAGTGCTTCCCGTGCCGCCTTGTTTGCTTCCAGCTTCGGCTTGTACTTTTCCTCAATCTGCTGGGCCACGGTCTTCTTCGTGCCGGAGCCGGAGGATTTTTTGGTCTTGCCAGTGGTTGTACCGCCAGAACTGGTGGGGCTCGTATCTCCAGGCCCAAAAAGTGTTCCAAGAATATCTTCCGCAGCATCATCTGCCACGGTATTCGGAGTCGCATTCCGGTACTTGCTGATCTCTTTTTCGTACCACTCGTCAAACCAATCGTCTTTGGAACCAGTTCGGATGTTCTTCACCGCGCCCAGTCCGTTATAGAAACTACTGGCTGCATCGCTGCCTTTGTTGAACATCCAACTGTTCAAACCATCAAACGTACCGGAAAGTCCAGATTTTACATTTTCACCAAATACATTGGTTCCAGCATTCAGCTTCGCAATTGATGCTGTTCCATTCAGTCCGTTTATAAGACCCGGTGCAAACCACTGGCCGAGCTCCCTCATCCAGGTCGAAGGTGAATTGATTCCAAACGCATTCCGAAAGAAATCCTTCACCTTATTGCACAGAGTCTGAACACCGTTGTTTGCAGTCTGCACGGAAGCTCCAGTATTCAGGCCATTGGCAAGTCCCTGAGACATGTATTCTCCGATTTTGCCAAAGAAGCCCAAAATCGTGCTCAGCAAGCCACCAAACAGGTTTATCGGATTGAGATGCTCCGAAAGCCATGTAACAATATTTCCCAGCAGTTCACTCAGTGCACCTTTGATGCCGCCTCCCTCACCGCTACCATCCCATGCCCATGCGATCAGATCGATAATGGTCTGGATCACTACAGTGCCCAGCGTAAACAAAGCCTGTCCAATAGGCTCACTGCACTGTACGATGACATTGCAAATGGCCACGATGAGCTGAGCAAGTGCATTGCCGATTGCAGGAACGGCCTGCACAATTGCGTTGCATACCGCTACAATAATTTCAGCGATTGCAATAGCAATGCTTCCAGCTGCTGTCCCAAGCCCTACGATTACTCCAGCGATAAAAACGCCAATTGCAGAGCCAAGTGTTCCAAGTGCCACGACAAGTGCTTCCATCCGAAGAGGCATCAGACTTACTGCTGCCATCGTTCCAAGTAGCAATGCAAAGCTTCCTGCCAGCAAACTCAGAGCTGCAGAAACAGCAATGACGATTGGACCTGCAAGCGACATTGTTCCAACAGCAATCGCAAAAATGCCAAGTGCCCCACCAACTGCGAGTAATCCATGCCCGATCTCTTCAAGTGACATTTCGCCAAGAGATTTCAGCGGAGAAACGAGAGCATTCAACACAACCGACATGATAAGGAACGAGGTTGCACTGCCAAGAGAGCCTTTTACAAGAGTCAGTGCGACGCCCATTTCAATCAGTCCGCCTGCTATTGCTGCCAGTGCCACGCCGATCTGACCAAGTGTCATGCCGCCGAGGTTTGCCAGAGCATTGGATAGAATCAGCAGTCCTCCGGACAAAATAGTTAAGGCAGTTGCTGTTGAAAGCACATGTTCTGCCGAGTTGGACAACATGTTAAAAACCGCAATTTCGCCAAGAATCGCACCCAGTGCACTAATTCCATTCTGGAGTTCGTCTACCGACATCTTGCTGAATGCTGACACTGATTTTTCAAACACACTCAGTGCTGCTGCCAGGACCAGAATTCCCACTGCTTTTCCTGCCGTCAGTCCGCCAAAATTACTCAGCCCCGAAAACGCAGCAACTTCCGCCAGCAGTCCTGCTACGGCAATAAGACCCTTCTCAATTCCATCCCAGCCAATGTCAGCCAACTGTTCTACTGCTTCTGCAAGGACACGAACTGCCGCAGCCATTGCAAGCATACTCATGGCATGCTTAGCACCATCTTTTGCCCATTTTGAAATTGCAACTTGTGCGGCAACCAATTCTGCCATCACCGCGCCCAATGCGATAACTGAAGTCAGAAGCTTTCCGGTTTCAATTTCAGAAATCTTCTTCATCGCAGACGTAAGGATTAGAACACCTGCTGCCATAACGACCATTGAACTGGTGCCTTTACCAACTTTTTTGGCTTTTTTCGCAATTTCGTCATAAATTGCAAGCGCCACAAGCAGTTCAGCAAACAGTGCAATCATCGCTCCCATAGATGCAGCCAACCGTTCTGGCTTCACCATCGAAAGCACAATAAGTGACCCCGCAAGAATTGCCACAGCGGTCGAAATTGTCTTGAGCGTTTCTGCGTTCTTGTTGTTTTTCCATGCAGTGACAGCTTCTCCTAACTTGTTAAGAAGTTCTGCCACACCCCCGATTATGTCTTTAACGGTAGAGCCGATATCTTTAAAGGCTTTCAGAAAGCCCTTAATGCCTGCAATGAGCCCGGCAATCATTCCAGCATTCGCAAAACCCCAAAGTGCGTTGCCATTCAGATTGCCAAAAGCACCGGATGCACCGCTGCCCAGTTCTTCAAAAATCTCCCCGATTTTATCAGCAAGCCATTTCAGCTTTGGTGTGATGAAAGAAATAAAATTTTCAAACCACTCGCCAAGGGTCTTTAACGGGTCGAACACGACAGAGACGTTATTCGATACATTAGTCAATACCCCTGCAAAAGCCTGCATTCCTTCAGACACGTTTCCGATAATCCAGTGAATACCATCCAGTGTCGTCTTAAATGCCCTAGAGCTATTGACCGCATTGGCCATCTCAACCAAGCAATCGCCCAATGCCGCTGTAATACTTAAAAAGCCACCAGCAAGTGGAGATACTGCATTGAATGCTTCGCCAAGAACCTTACCAACGGTTAAAAACACATTTTTCCCAACATTCAGCACTGCAAAAATGCCGCTGAATGTTCGTTCGATTTTATCTGCTGTCTCGTCACTGATGCTGAGCTTTGCAGTAAACTCGTCAATTGATTTTGCAATGTTGTAGATCTGATCGGCATTGATAGGCGAGAATATCTTCTGCCAGGCACGTGCTACCGGCTCCACAACTTTTTCAAGTGCCTCAAAGACATTCCAGATGGACTCAATCAGATGCTCCCGACCGGAGAGTTCACCGATTTTCTTGGAGTAAATATCAAGATCCAGGCTGCCGTCTGCAACCTTCTGGTTAACTTCCTCAAAGCTTTTTGCCAGAGACCTCACCTGAGCGGGGTCGAGTTTTTTGACTTTTAATGCATCGTCACTCAAAGCCCCCAGCGCTGAAAGTTGCTTATACGATTCTTTCAAACCGTCTTGAAGCTGCTCAGCAGAAACCCCGCCCTGCTGCAAAGCCTTGGCAAAACTTCCTGCATCATCAATTTGTTTTTGACTGATTGAACCGTTTGCAAGCATGACTTTTTCCAGCATCTGACTATAAAAGTCAGCGCTGTCGCCCAATGCGGTGTTCAATTGCTGCCAACCGCTATTCAGACCTCCTGCCAATACCGTATTACGGGCTTCAGACGATTTGTTGATAAGATCTGAAAAGACGTCACTGAATCTTGTGAAAAGCTCTTTCGCCTCTTCAAAGTTACCAATAATCGTTTGCCATGTCTGAGTCCATCCAGACTGCAGCGCTTCGGTCAAAGTATCTTTCAGCTGACTGAACGTTTTGACTTTTGTTGCAGCGTCATTTGCAGTCTTGCCCATCTCCATGATTTTCTTGATCTGCTCATCGGTGTATCCAATGGACTTCAAGGTTTCCTCATTGAGATCGCCAGTGAACTTCTGAAGAGTTTCAGTCAGAATAGACGAAGTCAGCCATCCCTTGGATAAGGTCTCACGGAAGGAACCTTCCTTTTTTATCATGCTATCAATGGCAATACCATGCACACGAGCAGTTTCTTTCAAGGCATCCTGAAACACTTGACCGCCCATACCAGCATTGACTACGGAGTTCCAATCCTGTAATTTCACAGTACCGGATGCGAGTGCCTGTGAGAACTGATACATGGCGGTACTAGCCTGCTGGCTGGTCGAGCCAGATACAGCTGCAAGGTTTACAATGCCCTTAATAGCTGAAACGGAAGTATCCAAATCAACGCCTGCCGCTGTAAACGTACCAATGTTACGGGTCATTTCCGTAAAATTGTAAATCGTCAGGTCGGCATAGTGATTCAGCTCATCCAGTGCAGCATTGACTTGGTCCAACGTAGTGCCTTTGCTTGATGTGTTGGCAAGAATCGTCTGAACTGCATTGATCTGCGTTTCATACTCCTGAAAGCCACTGATAATAGGATCAAGCGATAATGCTTTGACAAGCCGCTCACCAGCATCAACTGCCTGATTTGTAATCCGCATCAGCGCAGTTACGCCAATCACCTCGACAGCCGAGAATTTTTGGCTCAGATTGTCCAGAGCATTCAACAATGCATTGAATTTTACCTTCTCTGATGAATCTGAGACTTTCTCAAAGCCTTTTTCCGCTCCTTTGAACATCAGTTTTTCGTTGAGTGCCGCCAAACTCCGCATTGTCTGCTGAACCTTGCTTTCAAACAATGCGTTGTTGAACCGCATCTCTACGACGCGCTCATCTACTTCTTTGCTCAAAGATTTCGCACCTCCTTCCACAATTCATTGGCCAGAGCAGAAAAAATCGGAGCCAAGGCAGGGTTGATATAATCTATCCCCTGCACATAGGCCCCGTTTCTTGTCCCGTGTCCGTATTGTAAGATCACCGCAATTGGTACTCCATCCACAATGTTAGAGTTCTGCCAACAAAGCGTGGCCCCGCTCTTGTCCATTTTGATTTCGTAGCTCCAGCTTGCCGCCGTCTTTCCGGTGGCTTTCGGGGTGGCATCTGCAAGCCGTTCTACACCCAGCTTGCCGTATTTTTCTAAAATGGGCTGCACGCTCCAGCTCTTGATGTGGCTGAAAAAGGTCAGGCTTTTCTTAAAGTTGCCTTTCTGCCGGATCTCAATTGCCTTGCTCAAAAGCTCTTACCCCCTCGAGTGAAACTTCGCCCTGCGCTGTGCGTTCAGCGCCCGGATATGCGCCGCCTGCTCGTGTCTGCCCATCTTCTCGGGCGGCAGGTTCTCTTCACCGCAGGCCCGGATCAGCGCCAAAAGCCGGTTCAGGTGCCACTTTTCGCACTCGAATGGGATGCCGTAGCTTGCCATGGCGGCATAAAACAGGTCTGCCGTCTGGTAGCGTGCGCGCTTCTTGCCGCCTTTGCGGTCTTTAAAGGTCGCGGCCGTCATCGGGTCGCTCATATATCGTTGAATGGCCAGCCAGTCTTCCCGCCGCAGTCTTGTGTATACGGTCGGGTCCGCACCCTTTGTCAGAGTCATGCATCGGACGAAATCAAGCGTTTCTTCGCGTGTTTTCTTCACGTTTTCGTCCAAGTACGGCTTGTGCCACTTGCTTTCCCATTTAGACAGGGAGAGCAGGCTGTATTCCAACCTCAAAGTTACCGGCTCGTCGTATACGAACATGTTTGTTCGCTCATCCCAGCGTTCTTCGCCGGGAATATGCAGCTCCAGCATTCTTTCACTCTCCCTGTGCTCTTAAATGCGTGTCTTTTCAGACAAAAAAAATAAAGGCTGCCCGGAATTTTCCCGGCGCAGCCTCTCTCCGCCAAAGCGGCAAAATATCAGAGCTTATCAGCCCTGTTCCGATGCCACGCTCAGCGCAGGCGCAGCGCTTGCGGTTGCGGCCATCTCCATAGCCGGGTTCTGCTTCGGCATGTCGGCGGGCATAATGCCGTTCACAAAGGCACTTGCTTTGGCCTCGTCCGTCACCAGATCCATGTAGATCATGCTGTAGGCCGGATGTGCCTCAAACTCAGCACGGATGGTGTCGTTCTTCATGAACAGGCGGCCGTCCGTACTCTTCTTGCCGTAGCTCTTCAGCACCACATCCTTGAACAGCTTCACCAGCTCCAGCTGGCTCTTCGCTGCAATGATCCTCTGGATGTAGGCACGCATGCCGCCCTCCATACTCAGCTCCATCTCGGTGATCTCCGCCTTCGACAGGTTGAAGTAGAAGTCCTCAGTGCGCTGGTTGCCGTCATAGTCGGTATAGGAAATGGTCTTTTTCAGCATCTTAATCTCTCCTTATCGGTTCATTTTGATTTTTTCCTCTCAGCAAAGCTCGCCCCTTCGGGAGAGCTGCAAGCAGCACCGGCAAATGCCGGACTGCGCGCTGAGAGGGCGTTTTTTACACAGCAGCCTTTACTGCAGCGAGCAGCTCGTCCGGGGTGGGCAGCTTTGCCTCCTCGCTGTCGGTGCCGTACAGCAGGTCTTCCACGGCCTTCATCTGCTTTGCGGTCAGCTCAGTGCTGTCAAACTCTGCCACCGCCGCAGCCTTCAGGTCTGCAATGTTCACAGGCACAGTATCGCACTCCCAGCTGAAGGTCTCGGCATCCGGGCTGTCGTTCATAGTCTCGTGGCTCTTCTCAGCAGGCTTTGCGGTCGCATTCCATACCACATGGATGATGTAACCGGCATCGGGGTCCTGATCGGTGCCCACCTTGGTCTGCCATGTAAAGCCGAATGCCTTGCGCTTCTGCTGGCCGATGCGCACGCCCTTCACAGGACTGCCCAGACCGTCGCAGGGTTCAAACTCGGGCGGGTACATATAGGATTCAATGGTAAAGCCGTAGTCCTCGCCGGAGATCAGGCGGGCGTACTTCATGTTGTCAGCCCACAGGTCGGTAGGTTCTGCGCCGCTGGGGCTTTCCGTCACGCCGGTCAGGCCGTTCCATGCAGCGCCATTGTCGTAGCCCTCGCCATCGGCCTTGGGGTAAACCACGCCGTGCGAAACACCAGCGTGGAACTTGCGGGTACCGTCAACGTCCCAATTCAGTTTTGCCATAGGGTTTTATCCTCCTTTATAAATAGGTATCAGTACCACACGCTGAATACGTCGTGGTATAAGTTGTCCGAAATAAAATTACGGTCATGAGAAGCCTTTGCAAGCAAACTCATGGCCGCCGTCATTTCGCTGTCCGGTTTCGTGTCGATCACGGTAACAGAATAATGGAAGGTCTGACGGTATACGCGGTCGTCAGCCTTCGGGCTGCGGATTTTTTCCAGCTTGTAGCAGATACAAGGGTATTTCATCCGCAGGTTTGCAGGCGGCTGGTAGTACACGTTTTCACTGCCGCACCGCTGTTTCACGATGCTGCGCAAAAGCGCATCCAGCCAGGAGCGTCTTTCACTCAGTTTCATTGCCATGCCATAACCCTCCCAGCGTCAGCACAATGCGCGGGTACTCCACGCTCGCGTCAGTCACCTTCCATTTTCCGCCGTAAAGCGTCGCATACCGGAGATTGCAAAAGTGCTCCTGAACATACGGGTCAGCGATGATGCTTAACGTGTTCGCAAGGCTGATATCATCGTTCACCTTGTCGTGGGACTGTAACCTGCGCATGTTCCGTGTCAGGTCTCCGTAACAGTCACGCTCTGTCACGATCTCCGAGTGCACACTCAGCTCTGTCTCCTTGGTCTCCACGAAACCAAGCTTCCCAAACCACTTGCTCATAGCACTTTCACTCCATTTTGAATTTTCTGCTTACTTTTCGGCAGAAGCAGCCCATGCCTGGGTCTTCACAGTCTCACCGGTCACAACGGTGATCACACCGGTCGCACCAAAGGCCACAGGCACCAGATAGTTTGCGCCCTCCACGATCACCAGACGGCCCTTCTTGAAGGCATCCTCGATCTCGGCCTTGGTCGCGGTCTCCTTATAACCTTCGTCGGCATACAGCTTGTGGTCAGCGGTCTTGCCATAGGCCACATAGTTTGCAACGTGCAGGTCCTTGCCCTGCTCATAGAGCTTGTTCAGCATTTTCTATCATCCTTTCCTTTGAAAAAGGCTCCCTCATTGAGGGAGCTGACGAACAGCGCCGCCGTCAGGTGGACTGTGAGACTGAAGGAGTCTCTCATGCAGCCCACTCAATGGCCATAGCGCTGTAGGGGCTGGTCAGTGCGCCGGAGCAGCGGGTCTCGATCAGGTACTTCTGTGCATTGAAGTCGATGTCAAAGTCATCGAACATGCTCACGGCACCGCCCTTGTCCGCACCCACGGTGTAGTCGGCCAGGTTCACGATCACAGCAGCCAGATCACCGCCCTTGGCACCCTTGCGGCCTTCCATTTCGGGAATGGTCACGATCTTGGCAACGCGCAGCTTGCGGGCCAGTGCGGCCTCGTCCGTATACAGCGGGCGGCCCATGCCGTCTTCCAGCAGCAGCATCTCGGTCAGGGCATCCTCGGTGGTAAACATAGTCGGGGTGCCGCTGCCGCGGTAGTCCTTGCGGGCACGGATGGCCTGATTGATAAAGGCCTTGTACTTGTCCTCCACGGTGGAAAGGCCGGTGGTCTTCACCTGCACCTTGATGGTAAACAGGTCGGCGTCATTGAACACCGGACGGATGCAGTTCTCATCGATCTTATCACGGCTTGCTGCCATGCGGCCGTCACCAAGAATGTAGGCCAGCGCCAGCTCACGGTTCAACTTGTAGCGCATCTCGTTGCGCAGCCATGCCACCACGTCAAAGCTGGTGATGTCTACCACATCGTCGCGATCCAGCTCCTGCTTCTTGTACACCGTGGTCGGGCCGGTGGAGCGGCGCAGCAGGCCGAACACCTCTTCCGTCTTGTAGTTGCCCTTCAGGTAGCCCTTGGCACGTGCATCATCCTCGGTCAGGTCGGCGAACAGGCTCTTGAAGCGGCTGAACGGGATGTGCTTCACGCCGCCCATCACCACGCTCACCCAGTCGTCGGGTTTGTCAATGATGCGGGGCGTGGTGTCCAGCAGGTGATCTTCCGGGAACAGCCAGTCGATATTGTCAATGCCGTGACACAAAGCGTCCACCTCGCTGTCCTCAATGCCGGCATTTGCAAAAGCGGCCTTCATGGTGCCGCAGGTCTTGGCGGTCTTCACCACCTTGTTAATCTCATCGATGCTGTGCTTCAGCACGGTGCCCTTCGTGTCCTTCTCAAATACGTTCTGCTTCACGGTTTCTTCCTCCTCATCGTTAGTCTCTTCGCCGTCACGCTTTTCCAGGGCCATGCCCACCAGTGCGTGGCAGCACTCCTTCTGTTCGGGTGTCATGCTGTTGTACACCTCTTTCAGCGTCTTGCCGTCCTTCTGTTCGTCCGCCCTCTCGGCTTCCTCCTGTGTTGCTTTGTCGGTCGCTGCATCGCCGCTGTGTACAAGGTCGTCCAGCGGTTCGCCGTCCGGGTCCAGTCCATGGGCAATGCTCAGGCCGCCGTCTGTGTAGATGAATGCTTCGCCGCCCTCGTAGTCCTCGTCAGCACTGTGCTTCACCACCTCGTCGATCAGCGCACCCGGGTTACAGCCTGCCAGCACAAGGCTCACTTCCTGAATAATGCCGTGCTGGACAGTGTTGCCCGTCTTCTTGATGCAGTTTGCATAGATGGAAAAAGCGTTCAGGTCGCCATTTTCCACGCAGGCCTTCGCGGTCCGGCCGGTATCCGTATCGTTGAACTTTGCGTAGCAGTACATGCCCCCAGGCCGGTTCTCCAGCAGGCAGTGGCCAAGAACGTTTTCCAGGTTGTCATGGTCATGGTTGTACACCATGGTCACAACTTTACCGTCGCATTCCTGGAACGCATTCGGTGCAATGGTCAGGCCATCATAGCACTTGGTCTTAGCCTTCGTGGCCCATCCGCTGCAGTCGTAATCAAACTTCGCCATTTTGATTTGCCATACTCCTTTCTACGGCTTCCTTTCCAGCCGTGATCGTTTTGTTTCTCTCAGCAATCTCCGCATCGGATTGCGAAATATTGCTGTTCCGCAGTTCGTCCGCCTTCGGGTCCTTCGAGGGCTTCATTCCCAGCAGCTGCCGGAACTCATTGCTTGTCAGGATCTCGTTGCGGGTAAATTTGTCCGCCATCTCGGCAACGGCGCTCACCGGTGCCAGCTTGAACGGGTCGCGGAAGTACATCATACTCTCGCGGCCTTCCTTCCGATCCTCCTCGGTCAAAAACTTTCGCTTCAGCTCATCCACGGCTGCTGCCACAAGAGGTTCAATGGTACGGTTCTCATAGTTCGTCATCACCGCATCACTTGCTGTACCGTTCATGATCTCCGGGGTAATGCCTAACTGGCTGTATGCCATATTGGTCAGGTATTCCACGGTTTTCAGGAGGTTATTTTCAAGGCTGCGGTTCAGCTGTGTAATGTGTTCCGAACCATCGGTATAGGCAATGCCGTATTTAGAACCGGTCAACTGCCGTTCGATCTCGGCTCTCCGGTCGTCCGCTCTCTTTTTCTGGATTTCGTTGCGCACTACATATGGCAGCTGGATGATAAGATCCAGTTTTTCAGATCCCAGCTGGTCATCCACCACGTCCATCAGGTTCAGCTTGCGGATCAGGCGCTGGATGGTGCCGTTCGGTTCGTTCATCACCGCATAGAACGGGTTCTCGATCAGGGCCACTTCTGCTTTCGGCAGGGTGATCTCCTCTTTATGCCCGGTCTGGTCGTTGTACACTTCCAGCCGCACATCATCGGGGTACCATTCCTTCACCTTTGCCACCCGCATGGAAAGGATCTTCGCTTTGCCGGTCTCTTCGTCCACATCCACGTCCACCGGCACCAGCGCCGCCACGCCCTCGTCCAGTACAGAAAGGAACATGTCATACCGCAGCGCCCTGCCGGTCTGGTCCTTGTTGCCGGAAAGGTTCAGACAGCAATTAAGTCCCGAATCAACGGTTTCGTCGTAGCGTCCGTTTTCATCGAGCCTTACGTGGTTTATTGTGATGCCCGCTGCGTCCATGGCAATGCGGGTGTATATGGCGGTCATGATCGTGCGGTCATTCGCACGGTTCAGCCGTACCCGGTCAGGCCGGTAGCTGCTCCCTCCGCCATAGTAGTTCTTCCCGGGAGGGTCCCGGTTCGTAAAGGCGTTCCACGCCCGTTTCAGGCGGGAGCCAACGTTTATCGCCATTTTGATTTTTTCCTCCCGGTCAGTTTTTCTTGTCGTCCTGCTTTGTCTGTCTGCCGCTTGCGCTGCCGCTTACAATGGCGTTTGCCAGATCAGGGTTTTCAAAGGTGCTCGTCACAAACTGCTTTGCGCTGTAACTCATTGCACCCGCCACAGCCTTGGTCAAAAACTGTTTCCCCGCGTCCTTCATCACGCTCTTCACAAAGCTCTGCCCGCCGTACACATCGCTGCGCAGCTGTTTCACGTCCTTCTGCAGCTGCAGCCGCTCTTTTTCCGCTTTCAGTTCCCGGTTCGGGTCGTCCGCGCGGATGTTGGTATCCCCCTGCAGGTCGCGGTACTGCTTTTCCATCTGCAGGCGGTTGATCCGTGCCCGCAGCTCTTCGTCCGAGTAGTCCTCGGCCTTGCCGCCCTTCCGCTTCGGGGCATACTCAGTCTTTGCAGTCGCACCTTCACCGGCGTTCCCATCCCCGGCATAGTGCTTCTTTCCGGCTGCGGTCAGGGTACCGTCCTTGTTCTGGTATCGCCGCACGCCCCATTTCATGCCCTTGATGCCCCAGTGGCACAGGGTGCTGTTCCGGTGCTGCCACCAGTCATTTTGATTTATCATCTACTCACCTTCTTTCACGCTCTATTGCTTTTATCCATGTTTGTGCTATACTGGCTTTAACAGCCATTCTGTGAGGAAAGGGAATCGTGTATGTGGAGTGCTAAATGTCCCAAATGCGGAGCAAAGATCCTGCTTGAAGATGCCAATGCAAAAGTCGTTCAGTGTGCGTCCTGCGGAGCACAGGTCAGCGTTAATATCAACGTGAACTATAACTACTCCAAATCAGAGCACACCGAGCATATCGTCGATGATGCAAAGATCAAGCAGGCCCAGAATGTCGATCGTGTCATCAACCTTTTTGCCTCTCCAATCGAGGAGCGCCGCGCCAAAAAGAAGGCGGAAGAAGAGCGTATCCAGCGCGAAGCTGAAGAGGCCGAGCGTATCCGCAAAGAGCAGGAGGCAAAAGACGCTGAAGAACAGCGTGTTTACGAAGAATGGGCATCTGCTCAGCACGAAAAACAAGCCCGCCAGGCTGGGCGCGCAATTGCCAAGGCAATCAATTACTATCGTGCCAACGAACGGAAAATCCTCATCAGTGTCGTTCTCATTGTTGCTCTTCTCGCCTGCCGTGGCGTTTATGATTCCATCAATCAAAAGCGGGAACAGGAACTTGCCGCCCATCAGGCCGAGCTTGCCCGCCTGAAGGATGAAGAGATAGCCGCATCGCACCTTGCTATGGGCGAAGTCCGCATGCCAAACATTTCCATGAGCGAAGATGCCCGCGATGTCATGAAAAAGCTGCGCGATGCCGGTTTCATCAATATCGTCGATCAGCCAAAGCAGGATCTCGTTCTTGGCAAAAATCACGCTCAGTACGACATCATAGAGATCACTGTAGACGGCGCACCTTCCTTTAAAACAGGCGATTGGTACCCCCTCGATACCGAGATTGTTGTGTCCTATCATACCTATATTTTCGAGTAACGACGAAAGGAGTGCTCTGCATGACGGTCACTTGTCCGAACTGCGGTAGCGAGATTCCAGTACCCAACCGAAAGAAAAAGTCCATACAGTGTCCTTACTGCGATATGGGTGGGCTTGAATTTGACCTTGATTATTTCGATGAAGAAAGCAATCAACCGGTTACAGGATGGAAAAGTTTTGAATTTCAGCATCCACGTGCCGCCAAAGCCGTCAAAGCAACTGGATACACTGCTGTGGCAGCAATGCTTGCTGTCGGAGGCATTGAACTTGCAAAAGATAGAATTGCCGAATTAACAACTAGTCCGGAAACCAAATCTGCCGACGAGCCTCTAATTCCAGAATCTTCTACGGACGACAGCTTGTCAGATTCATGCGTGCCTGAAGAAACGAATTCGTACATAAGTCCTGATGAGTATGACTCGGCTCTTCGTCAACACGACTTAAGCATAAGAAATCTTGGCGAAAACCGTGTTCATTCTCCTGAGAAAGAAAAACAAGCAGCTGATCTTGGAATAAAGCTTCCACCACATCAAACCATAGTAAACCCATTTCCCCAGCATCACAGGGTAAAGAAGCAAGAATCTTAATCACTCAAACGCATCCCGGTTCTGCTTCCACGCAATGTAAGCATCCATCATAGCTGCCACAGCATCGATCTTCTGGTCCTGCCGCTGCTTGTAAAGCTTCCGGTTGCCGTTGGTGTCCACCAGTGCAATGCAGTTGCCCATTGCAAACTGCATCAGCTTTTCGTCAAACAGCAGCTTCCGCTGTTCGCTCAGCTTTTTCAGCTCGCCCAGCGGCACGCTCTCGGTCCTCGCACCCTGAATCACCTTCGTAATACCAAAGGTGCCATTCTCCTGCCCCCAGCGCTCCACGAATTCCTGCGCGTTGTAGGGGTCGTAGCCAAACGCCCGCACGTCGTACTGGTTCTGCTGCACAAAGTTATCAAGGTCTTCATACACCTGCATCATGTCCAGCACCGTGCCGTCAAATACGAACAGCGTTCCCTCTTTCATGAACTCTTCGTACTGGTTTCTCCGGCTCACGGGCAGCTGGCTCAGGGTGTAGCTGGTAATGTAATCCCTCGTCTTTACCCCAAAATATCCGCTTGAAAGCGGAAACAAAAACGTAAACGCACAAAAATCATCGCCCATGCTCAGGTCCGCGCCCATGGCGCACGGCATCTGCCAGTAGCTTCTCGGTCGGTGGCAAAGGGTCTCCTCATACGGGAAAAAGTATGTGTAACCCTCCATCGGCAGGTTGAAGCGCTTTGCAAGGATGTCATTCCGGGCACTGGGCGATTTTTCGGCTCGTTCCACGTCCAGCTGATAGGTCTCGTAGCTCACGGTCTTTCCCAGGTTCGGGTTTGCCTTCAGCCACATCTCCGGTCGGCCCACTTCCTCAATGCTGTCCAGCTTGTAGTACCAGATAGAGACATGCGGGTTTACGTACTCCCCCTTCAGGATGCTCAGCAACTCCATTTTGATGTCGTCGCCGCATCCGTTGCGCACCGTGCCCTCGCTGCTTGCCGCAACGATCAGGTAGTTCTCGTTTTTCGCCGCGCCCTGCTCAATGGCACCAATGGGGTCTTCCCGGATGTCACAGCTTAACCATTCGTCCACGGTAGCCACCGTGTCGCGCCGGCCCTGCAGCTTTTCAATAGTCATGGGGCGCACTTCCAAAAGGCTGTTGGTCACAAAGTTCTCAATGCCTTTTTTGGTACTTGCCATCTTCACACGGTCTGCTTTCGCACCGGTGGTGTTCTGCAGGCTGCCATCGGTCATGAACTTCAGCACCGGCCCTTTTGCCCGCGCCAATGCGGTGCGGAAGGGTGCCAGCACTTCCTCGGCCTGCTTCATAGTAGGCGCTGTTGTCAGCTGCTGGGTGGTGTTCGTGTTGGCGGTCATAAAGTATGCCTGCAAGAACTCCAGATACATGGTCTTTGCGGCCGAACGTGTGATAATAAGGTACTGCTTCGTTACCAGACGCTTTTTGATGCGTTTGGTCTCGTAGTGCCCGCCTGCCCCGTGGGGGTTCGGCACATACACGCTCCGCTCCACAAAGTAGTACCAGCCAAAGATCTGTTCTGCCCACAGCTTAAAGCTGTCCAGCATCTTCACATCGCCGCCGTCGGTCAGGGTCAGCTCGTCCTCGCAGAACGCAATAAAGCCGTTGATGGCCTTATCGTCATAGTAGATGCCCGGGTTTGCGATCAGGTCGTCGATCCGGTTCATCTCCATGCTGATCTCTCTGCAAACGGGGATCTCCCCGCGCATCACGGCCTCCCG